CCGATGTCGGAGTTTATTCCGATCGACGACATCTATCTGCCGTTCGCTGCCACGAACTTCTACACTGCTGAACGCAAAACGCACGTCCAATACATCACGAAAATGGAATATCAGCGTCGAGTGACGTCTGGAATGTACCGTGACGTTGATGTTGGGGTGCCTGAAGAGCCTGATTTCAGCAAAGCAAGCAAAGCAAACGACAAAATCGAGGGTCGGCAGGACAATTCCTACAACGAAGATGGCCTGCGCACCATTTTCGAGGTCTATACTCGCCTCGATTTTGATGATGGCCCAGAGCCGTACATCATTTCCATCGATAAAACGAGCGGAAAAGCTCTCAGCCTGTACAGAAACTGGGAGCCGGAAGATTCTCAGCGCAGAGAGCTCGATTGGATTGTCGAATTTCCGTTCGTACCTTGGCGTGGAGCCTATCCGATCGGTTTGACGCACATGATCGGCGGTCTGAGCGGTGCTGCGACCGGCGCTCTGCGAGCTTTGCTCGACTCTGCCCACATCCAGAATGTGCCGACGCTCCTCAAATTGAAGGGTGGACCCGGTGGACAGACGCTGAACGTGCAGCCGACTGAGGTTGTCGAGATCGAAGGCGGCGCGCTCGTTGATGACGTCCGCAAGATCGCGATGCCGCTGCCTTTCAACGGTCCGAGCCCGACGCTTTTCAGCTTGCTTGGTTTCCTTGTTGAAGCAGGCAAGGGAGTTGTTCAGACTTCTTTCGAGAAATTGTCTGATGCCAACCCGAATCAGCCTGTCGGCACGACGATGGCCCTCATCGAGCAGGGCATGGTCGTGTTCAGCTCGATCCATTCGCGCTTGCACAACTCGATGGCGCGATGCTTCAAGATCCTTCACCGGATCAACTCGGCATATTTGACCGAGGAAGACATTGAAGCTAACTACGCTGGCTTGGAAATTGATCCTTCGGATTTCGACGGTCCGATGGACGTCATCCCGGTCAGCGATCCGCAGATCTTCAGCGACACGCAGCGTTTCGTCCAGACGCAGGCGCTGATGCAGCGCGCCGCGTTGCTTCCGCAGATGTATGATCAGCGGAAAGTCGAAGAGCGGTTCCTCCGAGACATGAAGATCCCGGAGAACGAAGTTCTGCAGCCGAAACCCGGCTCAGAAGACATGGATCCCGTTTCTGAGAACGTCGCAGCAGCTATGGGTCGCCCGATTTACGTGTTGCCCAAACAGGATCACATGGCGCATCTTCAAACGCACGTCGCGTTCTTGAAGTCGCCGTTGTTCGGCAGCAATCCGGCGATTGTCAAACAGTATTTGTACCCGATGGCGATTCACCTTCGGGATCATCTGCTGAATTACTATCTCGTCGAGGCGCACAACGCTGTTGACATGGCGGAAAGAGATCAGTTGATCCAGTCTGAGGCCAACGAGCAAGTTCAGGTGATCCTGAAAGTGCAGCAGTTCATCGAGCAGCAGCTCGGGAGCTTTGCCAACGAGCTCGCGCAGATCGATCAGGCTGCTCAGCAGTTCAAGCCGCAGCCTCCGATGCCTCCGGACAACTCAATGCAGATCGCACAGATCAACGCAGGCATTCAGCAGCAGGCTCTTCAGCAGCGCGCCCAGTCCGATGCTCAACGCATGCAGCTCGAGCAGCAGAAGCTCGCTCAGTCGCAGCAGTCCGAGCAAATGGCGATGGCGGAAAAGGAGCGTGCACGTCAGCTGGAATTGCAGCGCGAGCAGCTGCGTCAGTCCGCAGAGGATCAGCGCACCGCAGCCGATCTCGCAATCCGCGAGCGGATGAACACAGCCGACAACCAGACTGCAATCGACCTCGCCAAAATGGAAATCCTTTCCGGCGAGAAGTTCTCTGTGAGCACCGGCACAGGAATCAACCCCGGTGGCAGGTAAGGAGTTAGCAATGAGTGACAAGCCCACGACTGGCACTGTTTCTCTCGACAATGCCGCTGTAAAGCAGAAGCACCGTATGGCTGCTGGTCTCAAGGTTGATGGCCAGACGCTGCCGGGCTCTGGTGCGCCCAAAGACACAAAGACCAAAGCGTGAATTTCGAAACACAACTTCTGGCCCAACTCAAAGCCAAGCAGCAAGAATTTGCTTTAAAGGCTTTGGGTCGGCCGCAAGAGCGCGATGCTTTTGAGTACGGGTATCGCGTTGGCGTCGTAGCTGGCTACGAGGCAGCAATCAACGTACTTTTGCAACTTCTGGATGAGGAGAAACATGGAGACAAAGATCTCTGAGGACGCTCTCGCGCAGGCCTTTCCGTCGGTTGACCCCGGCGTCCGGCCTTTCGGTAGCCGCGTCCTGGTGCAAATTCGCACACCGATTAAAGTGTCAAAAGGCGGAATCATTATCGTTGAGGATTCCAGAGACACTGAGAAGTGGAACACGCAGGTCGCTAAGGTGATCTCGCTCGGTCCGCTGGCATTCAAGAATCGCGACACGATGAACCCTTGGCCGGAGGGCGACTGGTGTCGTCCGGGTCAGTTCGTTCGTGTTCCGAAATACGGCGGCGACCGCTGGGAAGTCAAATTCTCAGAAGATGACAGCGCGATGTTTGTGATCTTCAATGATCTTGACATTGTCGGTGACGTAACGGGCAACCCGCTCTCAATCAAAGCATTCATCTGACAGGAGATGAACGATGGCTGATGTACTTAAAGAAGACGACGAAAACGACGTAAAGGGCAAGGAAGAAGAACTTGTCATTGTCGAAGAAGATCCGGCAAAAGATGCTGCTGGTGAAACCGAAGACGACTCCGAGGATGAAGATGAGCGTGTGGTCAAAGAAGCAGACTCTTCTGAGGATGCTGAACGCGAATCTATCCGCGAGCGTCGTCGTCAGGAAAAGCAGGAGCGAAAAGAGCGTCGCGAAAAAGCAATAACTCGCGACAAGATCGAGCTCGATTTCCTTCGCAAGAGGAATGACGAACTCGAGCGTCGGCTGACTGCACAGGAGCAGCGTTCTCAGCAGTTTGATCTTAATCAGATCGACGCTCAGATCGAAAAGGCCAAACGCGACGCAGAGCTCGCAGAGCGTGTCATCGCCAAAGCCATCGAATCCGGCAATGGTGCTGACGTTGCTCAGGCGTTGCGCTACCGCGATCAGGCCATCTCAACTGCCAATCAGCTCACTGCCCAAAAGCAGCAGGCAGCCAAGCAAGCTGCCCCGATGCCCAAGGTCGATGACCTGACGATGCATTACGCGCGCGAATTCATTCAGGAGAATCCTTGGTACGACCCGCAAGGTCGTGACGAAGACTCTGCGATTGTCCTCGCGATCGATCAGGCTCTGGCCAAAGACGGTTTCAATCCTCAGACTGAGGATTACTGGGACGAATTGCGCAGCAGGGCTGCTCGGCGTCTGCCGGAAAGGTTCGGTCAATCAAAGCCCGCACCAAAGGCAGAAAAAGAGCGTCAGCCACGCGGCGGTCCGGCGGTCGGTTCCGGCAAGGAGCATGCTCCTGCCAGCACCCGCAAGGAAATCTTTATTAGCCCAGAACGCAAACAGGCTCTAATCGAGGCTGGCGTTTGGGACGACCCGGTGTTGCGCATGAAGTATGTAAAACGCTATGCCGAATACGACAGAGCCAACAAGCAATAAAAGGACTTTCCTTTTGGCGCTAAACCGGAAATAATCAACTCAATCGCTGCAAGGAGCGAGACATGACTGACGAACGCTTTAAGAAATCCGCTGGCGAGAATCGCGCTAACCGTGCGATGGCCGATAGGGCTGTCACTGAGAACCGCGAGATCTCCGACGATGAGCGGGTTGCAATGTTCCGTCAACAATTCTTTCAGTCCTCTCTACCGGACTTGCCACAGATCCCCGGCTGGCATTGTTGCTGGCTTACTACGACCAATCCTCGAGATTCCATCCAGATGAGAATTCGTCTGGGCTACGAACCCGTCAAGCCGGAAGACGTTCCCGGCTGGGAATATGCCACCATCAAGACTGGTGATTGGCAGGGGTTCATCGGGGTGAACGAGATGCTTGCCTTTAAGCTGCCCTTGTCGTTGTACGAAAAGTACATGCGCGAAGCTCATCACGACGCGCCGATGCGGGAAGAAGAGAAGCTCACCGATACGGCAGAGTTCCTCGAACAGCAGGCTCGGGCATCCAAGTCGAAGTTGACCATGGGCGATGGTAATATGGAGATTGGGCAGCAACGGGAGCCGATCTTTGATCTCTCCTAACGCAACCCCTAAACCCAATAGGAGCAACTATGTCTTCGACTAGCGCGCCCTTTGGCTTCCGTCCGTCGTACCACAACAGTGGCCAGATGCGGCCGAAAGCCTATACGATCGCTTCGACCTATGCTGCTAGCATTTTCTCGGGCGACCCTGTAAAGCTCACCGACAACGGCGTTGTTCAGCTTGGCACCTCCGATGGTACCCGTTCGGGCACCGTTGACGGTGTTTCGCTGCTCGGCATCTTCGCCGGTGTGCAGTATCTTGACTCCTCCGGCAAGCCCACCATTTCGCCTTACTGGCCCGGTGGCACGACCGGCACGCAGATCGTTGCTTGGGTCTACGACGACCCGGAAACGCTCTTCGACGTCCAGTACAACAACCCCGGCACCCCCGGCACCGACTCGGTTCAGTCCGCTGTCGGCGAGGAGTGCGACTGGGTTGTTGCCTCTCCGGGCGGTTCGACTTCTACGGGTCTGTCGAACACGCTCCTGTCTGCGATTCAGGCGACTTCTGGCCAGTTCCAGATCACTGGCTTCGCTTACAACATCAATGACTCGCTCACCGATGCCTATGTTCAGGTGACTGTTCGTATCAACGAGCACCACTACAAGGCTGCTGTTAACTCTGTCTAAGGGAGGCTCTAAGCTATGGCTACTCCTATGCGTAGTACCGACTTCCGGTCGGTCGTTGAGCCCATCCTGAACGAAGTGTTCGATGGTGTCTATGAGCAGCGCGCTGACGAATGGAAGATGGTCTTCCGTGAGCAGAAGGGCATTCCGCGCAACTACCACGAAGAGCCTGTCCTGTACGGGTTCGGTGCGGCGCCGGAACTCCCCGATGGCATGGCGGTCAGCTACCAGTCCGGTGGCGTGCTGTTCCTGCAGCGTTATCTCTACAAGGTCTACGGTCTTGCGTTCGCGCTGACCAAGGTCCTCGTGGAAGACGGCGACCACATTCGTATCGGCCAGACCTACGCGAAGCACCTCGCGCAGTCCCTGATCGAAACGAAGGAGACCCTCTCTGCCAACGTCCTGAACCGCGCTTTCAACAGCGCGTACACGGGCGGCGACGGTGTGTCTCTGATCAACACGGCGCACCCGATTGTCAACGGTACGTTCAGCAACCAGCTGAACACTGCCGCTGCGCTTTCGCAGACGTCGCTTGAGCAGCTGCTCATTCAGATCCGCAACGCTGTTGACAACAACGGCAAGCGTATCCGTCTGACGCCGACTCAGATCGTGACTGGTCCGTCGAACGTGTTCCAGGCTGAAGTGCTCCTCAAGAGCGTTCTGCGTACGGGCACCGCTGACAACGACATCAACCCCATCAAGTCGATGGGTCTGCTGTCGAAGGGTCAGGCCAACCTTTCCCGTATCACGTCGACCACCGCTTGGTGGGTGCAGACGGATGCGCCGGAAGGCATGAAGCTGATGATGCGTCGTGGCCTTGAAAAGTCCATGGAAGGTGACTTCGAAACCGACTCCATGCGCTACAAGGCTACCGAGCGTTACACCGTCGGCTGGACCGATCCGCGCGGCCTGTACGGCACCGCTGGCGTCTAAGCCAATGTCCCCCGCTCGCTACGTCCCCCTAGGCGAGCGGGGGTTACTCCGGGTCAACCCGGCGCGGCAGACAGTCCCGGCTGACGACATGCAGACTGTTGCGCTTATCTCGCATGTGAGGAATTCAAAATGGCTTCTACTACTTTTACGGGTCCCGTTACCTCCCTCAACGGTTTTATCGGTGCTGTAACTGGTAACATTACCGGCAATGTGACCGGCAATGTGACCGGCGATATTTTCGCAACTGTCCAGTCTCTTTCTGGTGCGGGTGCGGTCAATGTTACTGATATGATGACCTCTTTGACGACCACGGGCGCTTCTCAGGCTTTGACGCTGGCGAATGGCACTGCGGGTCAGATCAAGATTATTACCCACACCGTTGATGGCGGCTCGGCTGTCCTGACCCCCACCACCAAGATCGGCTTCAGCACTGTGACTTTCACCGCTGTTGGCGACACTGTGATGATGGTTTACACCGCCGCAGGTTGGGCGATTATTGGCGATCGCGGCGTCACCATCGCTTAATAGGAGCCTCGACTCTTCAAAGGAGGCGCTTAAATGAGACGGATCGTACTGTCGAAAACAGGTGCTGGAGGAAGTCAAGTTTCTCCAATGAACCTTAACACGAGCCCTTTTAATATAGGGTTCGCTGTTATTGTTACAGGGACTGCCAACTACACGGTCCAGCACACATTCGATGACGTTTTCTCTCCGACATTTGATGCGAGCACTGCAACTTGGTTCGATCACCCGACCATTGCAACTCTCGCTGCAAATGCCGATGGGAATTACGCTTTCCCGGTTGCTGGGATAAGGCTGTTTGTTAATTCAGGCGGCGGCACAGCAACTTTGGTCCTGCTTCAAGCTGGTATCCAATAATGGCGTACGTCGGATACGGAGGGGTTGCAAATCAGGCACAAACAACGCCCGGTTGCGCCCTTCGTGTTGTCGCAGACGCGAACAATGGCTATGGAAACGACGTCGGAGGTTCTGGCGTCGTTGATACATATTCGTGCGTTGCTCCTCCGACTCCGCCAACGACTTGTTTCATTCTCATGGAAAGTTCAGGCTACGTCTTGCAAGAAGACTCTAGCAAGATCTACATGGAGGTCTGCTAATGCCCGACACAAAAATATCCGCAATGCCGTCAGCGGCAACGCTGGATGGAACGGAAATCACGCCGATAGTTCAGAGTGGTACGAATAAACAGGTGACCACAGCGAACTATGTGTCTCAGGTCTTGAATGTCAATGCTGTGACGACTGGCCAAGGTGGCACTAACATCAAGACGTATACGCTGGGAGACACACTCTATGCGTCTGCCACCAATACGCTTGCAAAGCTTGCCGGCAACACGACAACGACCAAGAAGTTCTTGTCTCAAACAGGGACAGGCTCTGTTTCGGCTTCGCCTTCTTGGGAAACGCTCGATCCGTCAGATATCAACACGCAGTATGGCGCGTTTTATTTTAACTACAGCACCACGCTTAGCGGCGCCATCACCAATGTGCAGACCACGATCCCGGTTGTGTCTACGACTGGTTTCTCCGCAGTGGGCGCCATCTTTATTGACGCTGAGTTAATCACCTACACGGGCATAACGGCCACTTCCTTTACGGGCTGC